CCCTGGCGCGATCTGGCACGCAATTCACCGATCAGCAGAAAGAGCAGATCAAGGAGTTAGTCAAGAGCAATAAACAGCTAGAAGCTCAAGACTACATTTTGCGTGAAATTGAGAGGCAATATGGCGATGCTGCTGAGGCCGCGGGCAGTGCCGGATATGCGGGCGCGGTAGACAGCCTGCAAGAAAGTTTTAGGGACTTCCAAGAGCGCCTAGCCGAGGGTATTCAGCCCGCTGTCACCACTGTGTTGGGCAGCATGGCCAAGCTGTTCGACTTGGTTTCCAAGATTCCTACATCTGTTGGCCAAGCCGCTGCAACTGTTGGCTTGCTTACTGGCGCATTTATTGCCTTGAAAAAGGCGATGGAATCAGCGATTGGCGTAAAAATTATTTCGTTTATTACACAGCAAATTGCCCTTTACAGGACGTTTGGCGGAGCGATTTATTTTGCAGCCGCGGCCCAAGGGGCGATGACGACAGCAACCAATTTGCTCAAGGTTGCTCTTTATGGTCTGCCGCTAGGAATTGTGGCACTGGCGATTCAGAAGTATTACGAGCAAGTTGCTACAGCCGAAGCTCGGAACGTTACATTTGCTGACGCTCTCAGAAGTACCAATCAAGAGCAAATTAAAGCGGCGATTGCAGCGGAGGAACATACTCAAGCCTTGATTCGTCAACGTATTGCGGCGCAGCAGCTTTCTCCTTCTGGCAAGCGGGGCGGCGGTTTTGGTTTGATTGCCGCAGAAAAAGATTTAGAAATCAGCAAGAATGCGATTGCGGCATTGAAAGAAAGACTTGGGCTTGTTGCTGAGCGTCAAAACAAAGAGAATGAAATCACCAATATCTTGACTGAGCAAGAAAAGAAGTCCAAGGCGCGCAAAGATATTAGCGCTCAACAGCTTGAATTGAACACAAGGTTGCTTGAAGCCCAGGTTAAAGGCGATTTGGTGGAACAGGCTTACCTGGAAAAACTAATCCAACGCGAGGAGATATTAAACCGAGAACTTGAGCCGCGGGAACAAATGCTTGAGTTTATCAAGGCGGAATTTGAATACAGTCAGAAGATCAAAGACCTGCGGAAGGAGATAGCCGACATCATGGCTGGCGCCGCGATCCTGCCTAGTGAAAGCGGTTTTGGCGGCGAACAAGGAGGAATCTTTGATCCTAAAGACCCAGCAGGAGAGCATCTGGATGAACTGAAGAAAAAGCTTGAAGATCTTCAGAATCCATTGGAAATGGTTAAATCACTTTCCGCCACTATCGCTGACTCGTTTAGTCAAGGGGTGCGTGGGATGATAGAAGGGACAATGAATGCTCAGCAAGCGCTAGCGAACTTCTTCCAGTCTGTAGCCGATTACTTTATGGATATGGCAACAAATATCATTAAAGCAGCCATTGAGATGATGGCTTATAAAATTATTACCAGCCTTTTCGCTGGGGCTCCTACGTTTTCTGCTAGCACCATGACCATGCCCGGATTAGACGGGGCTGGTGCTTTAGCTGTGCCTGGAATCCTGCCTGGAATTTCTGGTGCTCTAGCCTCTGGCGGCACTGCAATGGGCGGCAAAAGCTATCTGGTAGGTGAAAAGGGCCCTGAATTGTTCACCCCTGGTCGCACCGGCAGCGTGACTCCAAACGGCGCCCTAGGCGGCGTTCAGGTTGGCTCAATCAACATCACCGTCGAGAACACTGGCGAACAGCTCAGCCCTGCTGCACAAAAGCAGATCGCCAACCAAGTTCAAGGTATCGTGATGTCAACGCTAGTCAACGAACGTCGTAGCGGAGGGGTCTTGCGTTAATGGCTTACATCGCCTTCAACGACATACCACTGGCTCACGCCACCCCAGTGGTCAAACGTAGCCAGCGCCGCCAACAGGCGACCTTCGGTGATGGTTACAGCCAGCTTCTGACTGACGGCCTAAATACAGACCGCGAAGTTTGGCAATGCACCACATCCCCGATGCTTTATGCGGATGCCTATTCCATCGAAAGTTATCTGCTGACGTTGCGCGGGTCGGCAGTGGCATGGACCGCCCCAATGTCTACCAAGACGTTCTCCCGTCCTATTGCATCTGGTCAGCTGGATCTGGGGTACAACTACATCAGCACCTTGACCCTTACTGGTTATACCCTTACAACCGACTACACCGTAAATCTCACAACAGGATTGGTAACCTCGGTCACTATTAGCGACGGCACGGTTGTTGAGGTCAATCTGACTTTGGCGGATCGAAACTATGTAGTTCGTGACGGCTGGACGATGACCCCAGTCAGTGCGTCTTACATGACGATTTCATTTGAACTGGAGCGTGTGTACGTATGACGCAGACACCACCTGTTGCTGAAACCTTTAAGACCCAGATGCCGGAGGTCATTGACCTCTTCACCCTGGACATTTCGACGTTGTTGCCCGCCGGTTCAACGGATCAGTCGATCTATCGCTTCTGTAACTGGTCGCAAACCAACGGCAATGACATCACCTACGACAGCAACACTTACACCGCCCTGCCACTGCAGGCAAACGGCTTTGAGCTAAACACTAGCGGCAAGCTGGAACGCCCCAGCATCGTCTTTGCCAACGTTGGTTTAGCGATTACAGCTCTGACTAACACCTACGCCGATCTGGTCGGTGCCAGTGTCAGCCGCATCCGCACTCTGACAACATATCTTGACGGCACCCCTGGGGCTGATCCTGATGCCTATTGGGGACCAGATGAATGGGTAGTTGAACAAAAGTCAAACGAAACAAAACTTTCTGTCACTTTCCAATTAGCAGTACCGTTTGACCTTGAAGGTCGCAGCTTGCCGGGTCGCCGTCTATTGCGTGAACAGTGTCAGTGGATTTATCGCAGCGATATTGGCTGTCATTACAGCGGCACCAATTATTTCAACGCAAATGACACACAGGTCTTTCATCCAGACGATGATGTATGTGGCAAGCGTCTAACCAGCTGCAAACTCCGTTTTGGTGCTGATAGCCGATTGCCCTTCGGGGGTTTCCCTGGTCTCGTCGATTCTCAAGGCTGATGCTGTCCCAGTGGCAAAACCCGCTTACCGCTGAGCAGCGGCTGGCAATGCGGACCTACGCGGAACGCGCATACCCGAAGGAAACATGCGGGTTCATTCTTATTGATGGAACGGTAGTGGAGTGCCGCAATATCAGCGAGGAGCCCGACACCTTTGTGATGAGCGCCCAAGATACGGCGGACTATATCGATGACGCCAAAGCTTGCTGGCACAGCCACGCCAATTACAGCGGCTTCAGCCCGGCAGACATCAAAGCGTGCAAGTCATTGAATCTGCCCTACGCAGTTTGGAACTGTGGTGGCAGCGAGGCGTTCTGGCTTGATCCTTCCCAGGATGCAGGCTTATTGGGACGCGCTTGGAACTATGGCGTCTACGACTGCTATTCCGCCGTGCGGGACTGGTACAAGCAAGAGCTTGGCGTCGAAATGGGCGATTATCCGCGTCAGTACGAAGGCGAGTGGTCAACGCGCGGTTTCACGCATTTTGAGGACAACTTTGCCGCCGAAGGCTTCATCAGGCTGCCTGCTGGCACTGACTTGGTGCGTGGTGACGTGATTCTGTTCCGCATCCGCAACCAGAACACCTGCAACCATGTCGCCGTTGTCGAGGACCCTGCCGCCAACAGGTTGTACCAGCATTTAGTTGGCAGATTGTCTGGAACGACGGCGTATAGCGGTTACTTCCGCGAGAATAGTTACATGGTTGTGCGGAGAGCAGGCTGATGGTCACGATCCGTTTGTTGGGTGAAGCTGGGCGCCGTTTCGGTCGCCAGTTCAAGCTGGCGGTGAAGACCCCGGCTGAGGCTGTACGGGCACTGTGCGTACAAATCCCAGCGCTCCGTCAATATCTTTTGGAGTCAGAGCAAAACGGAATCAGCTGGCGTGCGGTTACTGAGCACCCTGATGGCTTGGACGAAGAACAACTCCTGTGGCCGCTGAGCAAGCGTTTTGTGCTTGCACCAATTCCGGCAGGCAAAGGCGCCGTCGGGAAAATTATCACTGGCGTTGCGCTTGTTGCTTTTGCAATTGTTACGGCGGGCGGTGGATTGTTTGGTCTTGGACTGGGGTTTGGAACTATGACAGCGATAGGTATTGGTCTAGTTGGCGGAGCCTTTATTTTCAGCGGTATTGCCGACTTGTTGACGCCCACGCCCACGATGCCCAACGCCAAGCAGGGCGGCATTATTTCAGGCACTAGTGCTGAAGAGCAACAGCGCTCATTCACTTTCGATAAATCCAACGCCAATACCCAACAGGGCGGAGTCGTTCCAGTGCTCTACGGTGAGCGCATCATCGGATCGTTGCCTACCTTGAGCTTCGGTCTGGAACTGCAGAATCACCTCTGATGGAAGACCCTAAAAAGTTGCCTGAAGTCAGCGGTGCTGGTGGCGGCAGCCAGCCAGTTGTTCAGCAGAATTTCACTGTTGTTGGCGGCACCGAACGGGAACCGCGCGAGGCAGAAAACAACCTGTTTTCGGTTGCATTTGCCAAGACCGTCTACGCACTGAGCGAAGGCGAAGTTGAAGGCTTCCCCAACAGCATTACCCGCGACACATTTTTAGATTCAACGCCCATTGAAAACGCGGATGGGACGTTTAACTTTTCCAGCTACGAATTAGATCACCGTACTGGTACGGACGAAACCCAAACCGCGATGGAGGGTTTCAGCCTTATTGAAAACACCGTCGGTGTCAACACTCCAGTCACCAGGGCTGCGGGTCCGATCACTCGCACCATTACCGACACAGATGTTGAGCGCTGTCGTGTGATTATTAATCACGCAGCACTTCAATCCTTTGATACCAGCAATGCTGATATCAACGGCACCGATGTTGACTACACGATTGAAGTTTCATCTAACGGCGGACCCTATGTAATTGTCGGAGATGGCGCAGGAGACATCAGGGTTAGCGGCAAATCCAATGCTCCGTTCCAGCGGGCATACGAGTTTGCTTTGCCTGGCACTGGACCTTGGGCAATCCGGGTCACCCGTGACACTGCGGACAGCACTAATAGCAATCTGCAGAACGCGATCAGCTGGCAAAGTTACGTCGAAATCATTGATGAGAAGCTTGCCTATCCAAATACTGCTGCGATAGCGCTCAAGGTTGATGCGCGGCAGTTCGCAAGTATCCCAAACCTTTCGGTCAGGCTGCGCGGCAAGCGGGTTCAGATCCCAAACAACTACGACCCAACTACCCGCACTTATACCGGCATCTGGGACGGCACCTTTACAACTGCATGGACCGATAACCCTGCCTGGATTTTCCGCGACATTGTTGTTAATGATCGCTTCGGCGTGGCGCGTTATGTGCCAAGCATCTCAATCGACCCGTGGTATCTCTATACCGTTAGCCAATATTGCGATGAATTAGTTCCTGACGGCAACGGTGGAACTGAGCCGCGTTTTACCTGCAATGTTTATCTGCAAAATGCAGGCACTGTCTATGAAGTCCTGA